AGATTAACAAGACTGAAACTTACCGTGACCCTGACAGTTTTTCTGACATTGTTCGTGGTATGCATCTTTACGGCAGAAAGATTCTTCGTCCTGAAGCAATCGTAACTGCCGCTTACTGCTTGGCATAAGGGGAGGTATTGAAAAATGGCTAACATTACTGCAGTACTGCACCCTGAATCAGGGAACTCACAGCGTGGACGTAATCCGTACTACGTTGATGTCACAATTGACCTGACAACAAATAGCATTGCCCCCGGTGATACTATTCAGGCAATTACCGTACCTGCTAACACATTAATTTTGGCGGCAGGGTTTCAAGTTGTAGAATCTGCAACTATGAACACTGGTACAAATGCAACTGCTGCTCTTGGCTTCACTGGTGGTGATGTCGATGAGTTTGCTGCCGCATTAGACATTGACGGTGCAACTGATGGTGATTATGCTCCGCAGGTTTCAATTGATGGACTAGCACCATCTACTTCTTCTGACACAATTGATTTTGTGTTGGCAGGTGATGGTGCATCATTCTCAGCAGGTAAGCTACGTGCTTACGCTGTAATGATGGACATCAGTGACCAAGGTGACATGGCTGCTGACGAAGTAGACCGTGACACACTTGCATAAGTAATCACTTAGTGGGGGCAGCTTTGGTTGCCCCTGCTTACTCTTTTAGGATTTAGAGATGGCATACGATTTTATTGGTCTTACAAATGAAGTGTTAGCCCGTATGAACGAAGTTGCTCTTACATCAGCAAACTTTGCTAGTTCAAGGGGTTTTCAAACACAGTGTAAGAATGCAGTAAACGATGCCATTAATTATATCAATCAACGTGAATATGGTTGGCCTTTTAGTCACGCTACGCAAACTGAAACATTAGTAGCTGACCAAACACGATACACAATACCTACAGGTACACAGCACGTTGACTATGAAACATTTAGAATTAGTAAAAACGATACTCTTGGTGTAGCAGGTGTCTCACTTAGAGTATTAGATTATAAGGAATATGTGGACAGGTTTATTGACCAAGAAAGCACATCAGATGTAGGTGGTATTCCTATATATGTTTTTCGTACTCCTGACAATAATTATGGCTTGTATCCTTATCCCGATAAAGCCTATCAATTAAAGTATGAATATTACTCTAGGCCCACACTTTTATCTGCTACAACCGATGCCCCTGCAGTGCCAGAACAATTTAGACAGGTTATTGTAGATGGAGCAACTGCTTATGCTTATCAATACCGTGGTGAAGCACAGCAATATGGCATTAACTTTTCAAGGTTTGAAGAAGGTATAAAGCATATGCAATCAATACTGTTAAATAGGGCAGACTACGTAAGGTCAACTTATATACCGCACTCACAAAGGTACGGCATTAATACAGCTATGTTTTAGGTGACGCATGGCAGACGAAGCGCAACTAAGCCCTTTTGTGTTTGCTTGTCAAGGTGGATTGGTTTTAGACTTATCCACTTTTGCTATGCAACCGGGAATGGCTTTAGAGTTACAAAACTTTGAACCAGATATTAATGGTGGTTATAGACGTATATCTGGCTATACAAAGTGGAATAGTAATATTGTACCACAGGATGCTAGTTCTACTGAAAAGGTATTAATGTCTGCTTACTTTAATGGTAAGGTTATAGCAGCCCGTGGAACTAAAATACATGAAGCTGGCAAAACAGGTAGTTGGACACAGATTGATACAGGAAGAACAAATGCTGGCAAGTATACACACTTTCGTTATAATTTTGGTGGCACAGATTTTATCGTATGGGCAGATGGCGCAAATCATGCGACCAAGTATGATGGCACTACTGTTACTGACCTTAACGCAACAGGCGCACCTGCTAATCCAAAATTTGTAACATTTCATAGAAAAACATTATTTCTTGCAGGTATGTCTGCTAATCCACAATCATTAGTATATACTGCACCTGAATCTGATGATGATTTTAATGTAGCAAATGGTGCAGGAGTAATAAACGTAGATAGTAATATTACTGGACTGTTTTCTTTTCGTGACCAACTCTTTGTATTTTGTGAAGAACGTATATTTAAGTTAGTTGGCAGTTCGCAAGCAAATTTTGATATGCAGCCAGTAACACGTGAAATAGGTTGCGTTAATGGTTTTACAATAAAAGAAGTTGCTGGTGATATTATATTCTTAGGCCCAGATGGTTTGCGTACAGTAGCTGGTACAGAGCGTATTGGTGACGTTGAGTTGGGTACAATAAGCAGACCAATTCAAAGACGCTTTCAAGGTGTGTCAGATGTTGATGAGTTTGATAGCGTTATTGTACCAGATAAAACTCAATATCGTATATTCTTTTCTAATGCAAATACGACACGTTCTAATACAACAGGTGTTGTAGCAGTTAGAAAACAACAATATGAGTTTGCAGACCTTCGTGGTATACGACCTAGCAGTACAGACTCTGTTGTAGACCAAGGTGAATCAATAGTCTTGCATGGCGAGTATGATGGTTTTGTATATCGTCAAGAAAATGGCAATGACTTTGATGGTAATACAATTACAGGGAAGTACAGGTCTCCTGACTTATCATTAGGCGATGCAGGTATTCGTAAAAACTTTCAGCGTGTAATTATTAACTATGCACCTGAAGCTGCAGTTAACGCAGACCTGTTTGTAAGATATGACTACGAGTCACCACAAGTACCACGACCTGCTGCATATCCGTTTGACACTGCCACTGCTGTTGCTGTATATGGTACATCGGTATATGGAACAGCGACATATGGTGGACAGTCAAATCCACTGGTTAGGCAACCCATTGAAGGTTCAGGATTTGCTGTGGCATTAAGAGTTAATGATAGAGGGGTATCAGCCCCATATTCGCTGAAGGGTTTTCAGCTAGAATTTGATGTAGGAGCAAGACGTTAATGGCAGGTTTTACCAGACAGTCCTCATTTACTGATGGCGATATTATTAATGCTGCCGACAGTAATGATGAGTTTAACCAACTTGTAAATGCTTTTGCAAACACTTCAGGCCATAAACATGATGGCACTGCAGCAGAAGGTCCAGTTATTGGTTTAATTGGAGACCCCGGTGTAGCTACGCCTATTAACAAAGTTGTAGTTGATGATACCAATAATCGCATTGGTGTTTTTGTTGATGTGTCTGGCTCTACAACTGAGCAGGTTAGATTTCAAGATGGTGCTATTGTACCTGTAACTGATAACGATATTGACCTTGGTACAAGTAGCCTTGAGTTTAAAGATTTACATTTAGATGGCACTGCCAACATTGATAGTTTGGTAGCTGATACTGCTGACATTAACGGTGGTACTGCAGACAATGTTGTAATTGGTGGTAGCACTGCTGCTGCTATTACAGGCACTACGCTTGTAGCAAATACAAGTTTAAATATTGCAGGTGATGGTGCAACAGTTACAGGCATTAAAGATGAAGACAATATGGCTTCTAATAGTGCTACTAAACTGGCTACACAACAATCTATTAAAGCATACGTAGATGCACAGCTAACTGCAGCAGATTTAGATTTTGAAGCAGACAGCGGTGGCGCATTATCTATTGACCTTGATAGTGAAACACTTACCTTTACTGGTGGTACAGGTATTGACACTAGCGGTTCTGGTAACGCTGTCACATTTGCTATTGATAGCACTGTTGCAACCCTCACAGGTTCTCAAACACTTACTAACAAAACACTTACAACACCAATTATTGCAGAGATTGATAACGCCTCAGACATTACATTAGATGCTGGCGGTGATATTATTCTTGATGCAGATGGTGCAAATATTATATTTAAAGATGCTGGTACGTCTATATTAGATATTGCAAACAACTCATCTGATGTAGAACTTACCGTAAGCACAGCAGATAAGAACTTTGCTATTAAAGGTACAGATGGTTCATCTGCCATTACTGCACTTGACATTGACATGGCTCTTGCAGGTAAAGCCACTTTTAGTGGTGATGTTGTAGTTACAGGAGACCTGACTGTAACTGGTGATGATATTACTATGGGTACAAATACCTCTGGTCATATCATGGTAGCTGATGGCACAAACTTTAACCCTGTAGCAGTATCTGGTGATGTAACAATAAATAGTGCTGGTGCAGTAACTATTGCTAATGATGCTGTTGAAACAGCGATGGTTAATGCCAATGTCATCACAGGGCAAACACAAGAAACTACAGTAGATACAACAAACGATTTACTTTTATTCTTTGATAACTCAGCATCTGCTTTAAGAAAAATACCTGTTACTAATTTGGTATCATCTGTAGGTGGTTTGTCTGATGTAGTCGCTGATACATCCCCACAGCTTGGTGGAGACTTAGATGTTAATGGGCAGGATATTGTATCAACATCTAATGGTAACATTGACATTTTGCCAAACGGTTCTGGTGTAGTAAACCTTGATGGTAATGGCTCATCAGGTGGTGTGTCTATATCTGATGGTCTTATTGATATACGTACAGGCACAGGCAGTGTAGCAAAAGTAAATTTTTATTGTGAGTCTAGTAATGCACATGCACAGACACTGCAAGCACAACCTCACTCTGCTGGTGTAACAAACACACTGACTCTACCTGCTGGGGGTAATCAGGAGATTGTAGGTACAACAGCAACACAAACACTAACTAACAAAACACTGACTACACCTACCATTGACCTGTCAGGTGTTACATCTTCAGGTGACTTGCCTGTAGCTGCGGGTGGTACAGGAGCAAGCAGTGCATCTGCAGCACGTACCAATCTTGGTCTAGCTATTGGTAGTGATGTACAGGCATATGATGCACAACTTGCAGATGTAGCTGGATTAGCTGTTACTGACGGTGGATTTATTGTAGGTGATGGTTCTAACTTTGTTTTAGAAACAGGTGCTACTGC